TTTATGGGGAGGGAAGCACATGGGGATTTTGAGCACCATTAAAGCGCACCGCCAGGCCAGGCGGCTGGCCAGGGCACGGGATGAGCCCGGCAGCGTGTCCACCCGTGACGTGCGCAGCGTATGGAAGACGCGGGCCGACCGCACGATGACCAACAGCGAGGCCATCTACGCAGCCGTGTCCAGGATCGCCAACACCATCGCCAGCCTGCCGATCCACTTATATCGTGATCGTGAAGTCATGAAGGACCACCCGCTGGAGTACCTGATCGCCTACCGGCCCAGCCCGTGCATGACGGCCTTCACCTTCAGGCAGACGATGGAGGCCAACCGCAACAATGAGGGCAACGCCTACGCCCTGATGGTGCCGGACCTGGACGGGCGCACGGTGCGCCTGGACGTGATCGACCCCATCAGGGTGCAGCCCTACCGGGACATGGACACGCGGGAAATGTGGTATCGGGTGGCCTTCGACGACGGCAAGGTCGGCTGGGTGCATCACTCCAGCATGATCGTGCTGAAGCATATGAGCGCCAACGGCGAACGGGGCATCCGCCCCATTGACGTGCTGCGCGGGACGCTGGACTATGACGCCGACATGAAGCACTTCAGCGTCAAGCAGCTGGAGGGGGTCAGCAACGCCGTGGTGCTGAACGTGCCCAGCACCGCCCTGAGCGAGGGAAAAAAGAAAGCGCTGATTAAGCAGTTTTTGGACACCTACGCAGAGAGCGGCGGTAAGGTGATCGTCCTGGAGGGCGGCATCACGGCCACCACCATGGAGCAAAAGCCGGTGGACGCCAACGTCCTGAACGTGGAGCGCGTGACCCGGAACCGCGTGGCGACGGTGTATAACATCCCGCCCCATATGCTGGGCGACTACTCAGATACATCATACGCCACGGCAGAACAGTCGATGCTGGAATATCTCCAGATGACCATAAACCCGATCATTGAGCAATGGGAAGAGGAATTAAACGGCAAGCTGCTGACCTGGGACATGATTAAACAGGGGTATTCCTTCCGCTTCGACCTGGTGAACCTATGGCGCACCGACACACAGACGATGGCCAACCGCAACCAGATGGCCATCCGATCCGGCTGGCTGAAGCCGAACGAAGTGCGCCGACAGGACCACCTGCCCGATGATCCCGCGGGCGATACGCTGCTAATCAGCCGCGACCTGGTGCCGCTCAGCGAGGCCATCAAAGGGACCATAGAAACAAAAAGGGAGTGAAGACCATGCACAAAAACAGAAACCCCGCCCGGTTTTGGGACTATGACGAAACGCCTGCCGGCGAGCCTGCCGTGCTGCGCCTGGACGGCGTGATCGCATCGGAAAGCTGGTGGGGCGACGAAGTGACCCCGGCCATGTTCCGGGAAGAGCTGGAGGCCCACCCCGGCGACATCGTGGTTTATATCAACAGCCCTGGCGGGGATGTGTTCGCCGGGTCCCAGATTTACACTATGCTGATGGAGCACCGGGGCAATGTTACCGTCAAGATTGAAGGCATCGCGGCCAGCGCTGCGTCCGTGATCGCCATGGCGGGCACCGACGTGCAGATCGCGCCCACCGCCTACATGATGATTCACAACGCCTGGGCCATCGCTGCCGGCAATAAGAACGAAATGCGGCACGAGGCCGACGTGTTGGAAGAGATCGACAAGGGCATCCGGGAAGCCTATCACATTAAGACCGGCCTGCGCACCAGCAAGCTGGCCCAGATGATGGAGGACGAGACCTGGATGAGCGCCCGCACCGCCCTGGAGCTGGGCTTTGTGGACAGCATCATGGCCAGGCACGCCACGGCAGCCGACCCCGACGAGGACGACGACGAGGACGACGACCCCGACGAGGACGAGGAAGAGAAAAAGGCCGTGGCCGCCGATCCCGACGAGGACGACCCCGACGAGGATGGCGACGACGACGGCGACGAGGACGACCCCGACGAGGACGACGACGAGCGGGAAAAGGATCTCCGCAAGGCCATGGTGCGGCGCATCCCCGCGGTGGCCTGGAGCCCGCGCCGGCAGACGATGGCCCTGCGCCGGCAGCTGCGGTTTGAAGAGGTGGCCGCCAGCGCCAACCATAACACCCTGCGGGACCTGCTGAACCGCCACGGCAAGCCCGCGGACAGCACCGAACGGCAGCCGGAAGACAGCACCGACGACGTGCAGCGCCGGAAGCTCCAGCTGCTGACACTGTAACGATTTAAGGGAGGGTAAGAGCATGAAAAAGAAAAAGAACATCACCCAGATGAGGGAAGACCTGCGCAACGCCCAGAACGAACTGGACACCCAGCGCATCCAGAACCGGGCCCTGGTGGACGATCCCAACGCCACCGCCCAGCAGATCGACGCGGCCATGGCTGAGACCCAGCGCCTGAGCGCCCGCGTGCGCCTGATGCAGGATGAGGTGAACGCGGAAGAGCGCACCCAGGCCGGCCAGATGTCTGAGGGTGCCACCGGCACCGGCAGCGCCGTATTCTTCAGCGACCGCCAGGGTGAAATCCTGCGCTCCAACGAATACGCCAGGGCCTTCGCGTATGCCATCCAGAACGGCATCACCCGCAAGAAGGGCCGCAGCGATGAGAACGTCCGCATCCTTTACGACGCGCTGACTGAGGGCGGCGGCACGCCCGTGGGCAGCGACGGCGGCTTCCTGGTGCCTGAAGACATCCAGCACCAGATCATTGAACAGGTGCGGACCCTGAACCCCCTGGCCCAGTATTTCAACCAGGAAAACGTCACCGCCCCCACCGGCTGGCGCGTGACCGACACCGCGCCCACGCAGGGCCTGCTGTCCGTGGATGAGATGGGCCGCATCCAGAACGGCGAACAGCCGAAGTTTGCGAAGGTGCCCTACACCACCAGCAAAAAGGCGCTTTACCTGCCCGTGTCCAATGAGCTGGCGACCGACAACGTGGCCAACCTGTTCGCCTACCTGTCCCGCTGGTTTGCGAAAAAGCTGGTAATCACCGAAAACAACCTGCTGATCGCTGCGCTGCGGGAGCTGGAAGCCACCGGCATCGGCACCGATCCCCTGAAGGGCATCAAGCACGCCCTGAACGTGGAGCTGGACCCGGCCATCAGCGCCATCGCCACCATCATCACCAACCAGAGCGGCTTCGATGTGCTGGATAACCTGATGGACGACAACAAGCGCCCGCTGCTCCAGCCCGATCCCACCAACGCGACCGTGAACCGCATCAAGGGCCGCTCCGTGGCCGTGGTGAGCGACGCCACCCTGGCCAACGTGTCCGACGCTGCGGACATCTACATGGGCGACGGCAAACAGTTTGCCACCCTGTTCCGGGTGGGCAACTTCGAGCTGGCCAGCACCGACATCGGCGGCGACGCCTGGCGCACCGATTCCACCGAGCTGCGCGGCATTGCCCGCCTGGGCGTGACGGTCTTCGATGAAAAGGCCATGATCCGCAAGAGCCTGCCCGTGGGCGAGTGATAGCACAGATGTCAGTGCTGGCCAAAAGCGTCAGCGCTGACGCTTTTTAAGGGGGTAATCTATGATGATAATTGAGGGAATGGAAACCCGTCAGACCACCTGCAATGCCATGGCCGTGGTGGACGGCGAGCGCAGGCAGGTGGCAAGCGCCACCTGCTCCATACGCCCCGGCAGGGCTATGATTTTTTCCATTGACATGTATGAGAATGTCGAACTGAGCGATGAAGACCGGGCCAGCATCGCCCGTCTGTTTGACGACTTCATGGCCGCGCAGCTGGGAACCGCGGACGCGCTGGGCATCCCGATCATGCCTAAGAAGTAAAGGCGGTGAAGAGCATGGTGGCTTTGGAATATGTGGCCCGCATGGCCGGGGCCGATGTCGAAGACGACCGAGAAGTGCTGGAGGCGTGCCGGGACGCTGCCGTGGAGTGGTATAAAAATGCCGGCGTGCCCGAAGACACCCCCGGCAACCTTTACCCGTTTTGGGTGGCGAACCTGGCGGCCTGGATGTATGACAACCGCGGCAACGCGGAGGCCCAGGCGGCCATCCCGGTCTATATCATTTCCAGCGTCCACCAGCTGCGTTATACGGATGGTGATGGCGAATGAGCATTAAAGCGGGCGACCTTCGCCAGACCATCACGCTGCGGAAGCCTGACACGCACACCAACGCGAAGGGCCGAAACATCACCGGCTGGGCAGACGTGGCCAGGGTGAAAGCCGGGAAGGCCGACGTGTCCGGGCGGGAGTTTTACCAGGCGCAAGCCTTCTACGCGGAAGACGTGGTGACCTTTACGATCCGCTGGCGCGATGACGTGGAAGCTGCCTGGCGCGTGGTCCATCGCGGGAAAGAGTACAACATCCTGGAGGTCAACCACCTGGGCGAAATGCGGGATTTTATGCGATTGAAGTGCCGGGTGGTGACAGGGGAGGCGAGCAAGTAATGGGCGCGTTTACGACAGGCGGGATCGCGGCAGAGCTGGAAAAATTCGACGGCCTGATTAAGGGCACGGATGAAGCCTGCATGATGGCCGTCAAGGCCGGGGGCGACGTGCTGGCCAGGCGGCTGAAGGAAGCCGCCCCGGTCTACACCGGCAGCCGGCGAGACATCAAGCCGGGGGCGCTGCGAAACAGCATCAAGGCGGGAAAGCCGGACTATAACGCGGCGGACGGCTACCACTCCAAGGTGGAGCCGGTGGGAAAGGACCACGGCGAGCCGCTGGCGAAGATCGGCAACATCCTGGAATATGGGCGCAGCAATATGAGCCCGCAGCCCTGGTTTAATCCGACCATCGAACACGCTGCCGATGAGGTGGTGGAGGCGATGCAAAAGACCTTTGGGGAGG